TGCATGGCTTGCCATAATTTCCTTAATGTTGGAGGCTACAGCCATAGCATATACGTTATTGATGTTCTGTTGATACGCCTTTTGGTCATAAGGGTCTTTCAACCCGGCCTGATTTCTGACTATAGACTCTTTCATTGAAGTAACAGTCTTTTCATCAAACTTAAATTCGTATGGTATCCCTTCCGCAGGTGCATAAACGAATTTACTCAAGCCGTCGGTCATTTTATCAACTACTCCGCGTAGTTTATCCGATGTTTCGGAAAATAACTGCTGACGATCCTTTTGCTGCTTCTCGTAATCCACAGCTTCGGGCTTTTTGATTTTGCTTTGGTACTCAGTGATTTTCTTTAACGCCTGATTAGCATCAACCTTCATGTCCATGGCAATGTCTTCATTGTCATTGGCTTCAAATTCTTCCGCAGATTCAAAGCCATACTTCTTGAGGATTCGCCTCTTGAAGTAGTCGGGGTTATCAGCATATTCAGGGTTATCAATAATTTCCTGAGTAATTAATGCGTCAAGTGGATTGGCAGCAGCAGTCTCTTTTGATATTCCTTTGATTCTTTGGAATATAGGATAACTAATGATGCCAGTTTCTTTTGCAAACGAATTGAACTCAGCTATACTATCGTCTGCCCAATCAATGCTTGCTGAAGCTTTCGCTTCTAATATTTTTTTCTCTTCCTGATAGGAAGTTTCTCTCTCTTTTGATGAGGTGTAAAGTTTGTGAATGTCGTCTACATTCTTTGCTTCTTCACCAAACTTCTCAGTAAACATCTTGCCCAATCGCTCCTGAAAACGAGTGTCAAAAGCAACATCTTCTGGCGTTGGTGGAGCAGGTGGAGCAGGATCATTACCTGGTGGCACTAATGGTGCTGGTGGCACTGGTGGTGTTGGTGGTGCTGGTGGTGCTGGATCATCTCCTTTAGTGGGATCGTTTGCTATACCATCATCAATCATAAATTGTAAGTGTGCTGGAACTTCTACTGCCATTGTTTATTTATTTGTTACAAACATACAAATATTATACAACTGCGTTGATGCTTTTATTATTGTCTTGAGTCGCCTTCATTCCAGCCACGATTTTGGCCTTCTCGATTTCTTTGTCTGCTAGTTGCAATTTTAGCTTACTCTCAGCCGCAAGCTTCATTTCGAGTCTAGCGGTTTCTCCCTCTTGTGTGGCCTGTTCTTTTTTAGCTTCTTCTTGCTTAAGCTGAATGGCGCTTTGCTGTGCGCTTTCCTGCATAGCCTCACGTCTCTTGTTGCCAGCCTCTTCCCTCTCACGGATAATCATGTCAAGACGCTTCTGGGTTTCCTTAAGGTTTCCCCCTTCTACCATTTGCTCAACAAGGATGTAGTCTGCATGGCTTATTCCTGGTTGGCCATCACTCCCAGCATTCATTGCTGCCAAGGCCGATGCTAAGATGCGCTCTTTTATACGTGTGTCTGGTCTGAGTTTTAGTGCAATCGATATATCCCTGAAGCTTTTTCCCCCAGGAAGGTAGAGTCCTTGAATAAATGTTTTGCCAATAGCACTTGAGTAATACTCCCTTGCTTTAGGGCTCCAATGTATTGATTCTCGGATTTTAGTAATGCCGACTTCAGTAAACCTTAGCTTGAGATGGTGATACTTTGTGATGATGGGCTTTAAGTTATTGTTTGTGTTCCCATACATTATTTCACTCAACGCGGAAGATTGTCTTTCGGGGACTCCTGCTCCACCTGAAGCTTCTGGCGTGATCCCTGATGTTTCTTGGATGAAAGCTCTGTTCAACTCAAATGCAGATATGAACTCTTGCATCTGTGTTCCCATTCCACCAGGTAGTTCATAGACTGGCTTTGATGCTCCGGGTATTGGTGTTCCGTTTTTGGTGGTTGCCCGATACAAAACATGTCCTTCATTGAGGGTCATTCGGAGAATATCCGTTCCCTTCATTTTCTTATCCTTAATGCCCATACTCGATACTGATTCGAAGTTCACGGCTAGTCCAGGTGGTCTTGCTTTTGTAAGGGCATTTTGATACTTCACCCACGCTACCTGCATGTTTCTAAGATTTGGAATACAACGTTTAGTGATCGATGGTCCACGGAGTTTCACAATCTGAAGGGGAATCATTGGGACACCATCTTTGTATGAAACATCATACTCTTGCCCATAATTAAAGACATGATCGGTTCCAATAACCCAGGACTGGGTGTAGAGAACTGGACTATCATATCGATATGCCCCCTTGCGATCATCTGCCCAATATGTTGCTTCATTACTCTTGACCCTTCCACTCTTGGTCACAACCTTTCTGCGGTACTCCGATTTACTTCCAAGAAACCAGCCTTTTAAAACATCTACTCGAAAGCTATCATAACCCCAGTTTTGGCGTGTCTCATCGTAATTCGCATAAGCATCAAACCCCCCTTGAGCACTAAAGATTTCCTTATTGATTCCAAAGTAAGTTAGGGCTAAAGATTTTAGTTGCTCTTCACTAAATTCACCACTCTTACGAAGGTCTTCAATTGTCATAGATGAGAAATAACCCCCGTACTTTTGGTTGTCAAACTCATCATCTCGGTCATACTTGGCAATACAGAATTCAGGCTGTCTGTACTTAAATGTAGTCTTTTGCGTGTGGCGGTCGGTGACGGTTTCCGCTGCCATGTAGCCCACATCAACAGCATCTTCAATGAACTTTTCTTTTAGTTCGTATAGCTTACTGTCATTTTCAAGAACTTGGGAAAGTTTCTCGATGCCAATTTCTGCAGTAACACGAATACCCCCTAGTGACTCATAAAGGTTTAGGTCATTGAGGTCTTTCGGTTTCCAACTATTGTCTTCAGGGATTTTTGCTTCGGTGGCCTGGTCCACTTTATTTATGATGCCTTCCAAAATAGTGTCAGCATACATTTGCCATTTTTTCTTCTCCTTCTCGTCAGTGCTATACTTATCTACAGCCTCGGCAAATGTTTGGAAATCGATGTCCTCAAACATACCTAGAATTGTTTGCTTGAACTTAACCATGATCGGCAAGATAGAGGGATCGATGTTACTCATTCCCTTCCTGTTCTTCTCCATTTCTTCATCCGATCCTTTCTTCCCATAGTTTGGGAAAACAAGACTCATAGCATCTGACTCTGGCTGCGTCCCGTTCCCAAACCTGCGGAGCATAGCAAATTCTTCCCTTCGGCTATATGGCACTGAAGTCCTGTCATTACAGTACTCAGCCATGATTGCCTTGGCTATTTGCATGTGCCATTTACTGTCTTTTTTCTCTTCGGGAATGAACTCATTTGGAAATTGACTGATTCCAGAGTAGCTTGATTCGTTTAAATATGCCATAGTTAAAATGCAGTTTCGTACCAGTCGCTAATATCGATATAATCATCGTCTACTAAATTAGTGGTACCAATATTGTTATTAAGAGAGTGCGGTGGGTTCATGTTATTTGAGGTTATCAAACACCCGCCACCAGCAGTAAATTGATCATAATCAGTCATCTCTTCTATCCCATCAATTTCTGAGCACTCAGAAAGTTGTCGTATATGGTTGTCCCGTCTCCCGTGCTTTTCAATGTAATCCCTCCATGAGTTTACTATGTCGTTTTTACTCCCAGTCTGAGAGTTAAAACCTGGCGTAATCTTTTTCTTACCCGTAGCTTCATTGGTGAAATAATAAAGGAAATGATGGTTGTTTGTTCGCTCTAGGAACTTCCATATATCTGGAACGTTTATCTCTGGGCTTATTTGACAACCATAGTACATGCATGCCCATAGTAACTGCTTGTTCCCGTCATCAGATATTTTAGGGCGATCAATGTAATCAGCCACAAACCTATGACTCTGCCACTCAGTTATTGGTACAGTCGAATCATCGATGAGGTGATTTCTATTCATAAAAATAGAACCAGCCATGTCGCTCATTCGCTTATGCTCAGTCTTATTGAATTTAAAAGGATCTCCTGAAGCTATGAATGCTTTCCCGTTGTCAGGCATCATATTCCCATCGCCATCTCTGACCCATTTGTTTGAGTATTCAACCGGTAGGATAAGGCTATTATGCCACTTAGGATTTCTTTTGTCCTCTACCCAGTAAACCATCTGGTCTTGCTCTTCAAAGTCAAAGTACCCCTTTTGAGTAGCTGTCTTTTCGAACTCAAGCTGATTGACCCTATCATTTAGGATCGCAATATTGAATCCAATGTCTGAGGTGTTCTTTCGGAAACAGTCACGGTATCGCGTTGGGTGCAATCGTAGGTGCTCATTTAGATCACTCATGGCCTTAGGATCATCGGAAGTTCGCAACTGCTGCTCTTTTATCTTGAGGTGCATCTTGGCACCATAGTCTTTTCCAATAAATTCTTCTTGCTGGGGTGTCGGCTTGCTAATGACACTCTCACCATAGTAGCCGATAAAACCTTGGAGTCCATCGTAGGCTGGCATGAATATATCGACGAGCATTGTTGTTGTCATCCCCAGTGCATTTCTCTCATCGTACTTAGATGCTTCACATAGCTTGTAGTAGTTTGCCCCACCTTTTTTTGTCATCTCACCTACTGTAGATGTTTTGATTGTGAACCCGACCATCTCTGCACCATCTCCCATACTCAAGCAGTTTTTGGTGTTGTCGTGGCCAGCATATACATCTCTCAGGACTGTTTTCCCACATTCATCTTCATGGAATACGAGTAGCTTTGATTGATCAAAATACATCTCAGAGGCCGTCGATGCAAAATCGATTTTTGATCCAAGACCCTTTTTGGACATGGCGTGTGCCCCACCTTTCTTTACTGTCTGGGCTTTCGGTTTAAGGGACAATTCATTCTTGGCATCATCGGAACCTTCGTACTCTGGCTTCATCCACCAAGGAAGTTCACGGAATGGCATCATAGTCATATCCCTAAAAGCTCTCCTAGCATGAACCTCATCCATTGATAGAATTCCAGAGTATGCGTTTAATGTCAGGATTGTCTTTAAAAGCATGTACCAATCTGCCCTAAATGTGGCTCCTTCCCTCCTGTGTTTCGGATAATTCATTCCGATCACGGTCCTGGTCTTCATGTCAATTACCCAAAAACCTTCGACCGCCTCATAAGCAGAGAGGGTGTAGCCATACTCTACCGACTCGTTCTGTAAATAAACCTCATACTCATCAGCCTGTTGCTGCGTACCAAAATATTTTGTCTTTAACTTTTTGCCCTCAAACCACGTAGCCTTAAAATGAAATGGGGCTTCTGTTGTTTTCTCAAAGTGCATGAGGGCAATCCACCAGCGCCTATCTCTATCTCGATAGTGGGGAGAACCAATATCCATTTTGCCAAAATTCATGTGGGCAAAATGAAACCCTTCTATAAAGGTGGGTTTGCCGTTAATGAAGCACCAGTATCCAAAGAGGGTATAGTACCACATTTTTCGCATCCAGTTGAGCTCTTCTTTGTACTCGACTTGATTCTTGGTAAGAAACAACCAAAGGTCTTTAAGTGTCGCGCTGTCTTCCTCTTTTTTTCCCTTTTCATCTAGTTTGTCCCGCATGAATTCGTCATACAAACTATCAAGTTTATGGGGCATCTTCTGCTTCTGGAACTTCTGCTTTGCCGCAGGTAATCCATAGCCATCAATGAGCCTCCAATCTGGGGAAGTAGGCGTGTAAATTCGAATAGTCCCAAGGTCTTTGTCGTCTTCGTGGTACTCCACAAAATCCTCTTCCCTCTTGTAATCCTTTAAGATAGACCAATCGAGAGTGCCGTATTTCTCCTTCTTGTAAGCTTCAAAATTAATCGGTAAATCCAGATAACCCATACTTAACGTTTAACTTCTCTTGGTGTTTTGATACCATCTCCGTGGATCGGTCTTGGCGCTCATCTCTTTTCCTCTTGTATGGTGAGGTCCCTGGTAACGGATCTTCCTTATTCTTGAATGAGGCCGCTATGTCCTCTGGCCTAAGCCCCAGCTTTTCAAGCTCCACATAGTCAAGGAAACGACCCTTCATCCGATTCATATTGTCCTCAGCCATTAAGTCAGTCGTCACAGACTCAATCTCAGCTTGGGTACGCTTAATAGTATCGAAGGATGTAGCCGCCCCCTGACTTAGTTTCTCCTGTGCAATGTAATAACCTTCCTGAAGACTCACTAAATAACTGTACTTGGAACCCCTGTGAAGTCTCACGTATCTGAAGATCATCTTCAAAACCGCTTCATTGTTGTTCATTAAAACATCATTTACCGTATCCGAATAGTCACCCTCTTCATTTGGATCAACACCTGCCAGATGCATAGCATTGTACTTACGCAACTGAATATTCTCAATGTTTAATCTCAAGGGACTATTGTAGTCATACATGTAAACAATGTACTTGATCAACACTGACTTCTTAATGTTCGGAATCTTAACGATAAACTCATCGAATTCCATGAAAATGGGAAACCTTACGAGTGGATTCTGTTTAGCCGTTAGCCTATGAATATTTACCGATAAACGATCAAACTGATCATCAGCGAAATTGTAAAGCTTATAATTTATCATACGGGTCAAATTTAATTATTACTTGGACTCTCTGGTTGTCTTTGCCCCGATTATAATCCCTGCGCTCAATAGTGTATGTGACACCAAGGAACCGTGCACGAGAATCTACTTGAGACTCTAATACAGCAAATGTAGCAACACTCATCTTTGTCGTGACTATCGAAACAGAGTCACCAGGATTCGGATCATCTGGGCTCAAACTGTCCTTGTAATTATAGTGCCAGCTCATAGATTGCTCATGTCAAACAACTCCTGATCAGTCATCGGCCTACCACCAACTTCCATCTTTGATAAAATATGGCGAATAGGTGTCCTATACAACTTCTCCCCCAGTACAGCATTGCCATCATTCTGCAGCTGTATCTTAAGACCCTTGTGCAAAACAACTAAATCACCAGCAGCAACGTCCCCAGTGTCAGGCGCAAAATCCTCGCTGTACCATTCCACTTTCGATCCTACATACCTTACCCTACCATACTTTACACTCTCCCTATTATTCAAATGGGCTAACATACGGCTCTCACGCATAACCTCATCCTCTACTGGCTCAAACAATACCCAACCATTTAACGGGAAAACATCCGTGTCGTCCTTGTCATAAAGCTTCTTCCCCTCTTCAAATATAGCAACCCCCTTAGACCGAAACCTTACAATGAAATCCCTGTAATTTACCATGCAGTATAAATCACCTGTCCCAATGTCAATCACTGCACGGTGATCCCCCTTCGCATCTCCTAACCCTAGTGCCTGGGTTATCCCAAGGAAGCGCACCAGTACCCTATCTCCTACCTCAACCTCTATTACCCCGAACTGATCGAAATCTGTCCTCTGGTCTTGTGCCTTGGCCAAACGTAAACCATCAGGCAACGATACAACCTCTACATACGTAGGTGCCCACTCATTCTGATGAAACTTAGTGTTCACACTCATGGCAAAACCATCTACAGACGACTCTATGATCTCCGTGTCACCCCTCGGTACTTTTACCAATACATGATTGTTTATCATCCCCATACCTAAAATGCTATCCAGGGTCATCTCTAAATAACGAGGTCGCTGTATGTCATAACTCTTATCCCTACGCTCCTTATACTCCCGCTGATTAACTTCTACCTCAGAACTTAATACACTGTCTTCATCTATTGTTATTCCCATTGCTATGTTTTTCCTACAAACATACGTTATTGTAACTTATTCACACTTGTAGTATTGCTACAATAGGGTTCCAGACGATACGATTTTATGAGGGGGGTCTAATCATAATAGGGCCAGGCACCGTGCGCATTGGGGAAACGGCAAACACAGACCCCGCCCCCCGTTTCTGAATGAAGCGATAAAACAAGCGATTTTAAAGCATTCAAGACACCCCACGGGTAAAGCGTATAGATAAAGCTGATAGAAGCGATAGAATAGGGTCTCCATCGTGTGTAGAGGCAGCACCCTGCAATTGATAGCCAAGCAGTTAGAAGCCTACTTAACATAATAGCAATTATGGGACGACCACAATAGCGACAGCAGCAGCACCACCACAGGAAGGGAGCCAATGATATGCGAGAGGCTAACACGTTGAAGCAAAGCAAGTAACCCTATTCAATACCCTTTAAAACGTAGGCCGTGCCAATCTTGACCTTTGTTTACCTGCTTTGTTTATGTTATGGGATGTAATGAGGTGGAACGCTTGGCCTACTTAAGGGAGAAGGGCAACCGTGCAAGCCTTAAGACGTTTAAACCTGATCAATTCGCTTTTATTGGTCTTATTATACGTGTTCAAGTGTTCAATACCTTTATTTCCTGAAGCACGAACAGCCCACCAATAGGGCAACACAGAACGAAAGTAAAATAAATTTTCCTAAACGTTAGGTTTAACCATTTAATAAGCCGTAGATTTGTGGATATATTACAAACCGCAAAAACACACACAAATGAAAATTTCCGCAATCAAATTAATTTCCACCTTTTTAGCGTTCACCTTTACAGCCGCAATTATAATCTACATTATTGCTACAATGGCAAACGGACGCTTTACCAACCCATCTGAATGGAGCGAAGGAAGCCGAATTTTTTGTACAATCATTTCATTACTTGGAGGAATGTTGCTTACAGCGTATCACTTCGATATTACTCAATCTGAAAACGAACTTTAATAAATACAAACCAACAAACAAATAAATTATGAAAAATGCTTTTTTTATTACCGGTCTAATCTTCGCAAGCTTTGCAGCCACTGCGCAAACAATGACAAAGGACGAAAACGGAAATTTCGTTCAGGTCAAAGCAGAGACAGCCGTACACGACAGCACAACCACACACACGGCCAAATTTAACGGAAAGAAAGATGAACCCGTATACATTGGCAAACGTGGTGGAATGTATGTAATACGATACGCTAAAAAGTCAGGTAAATTTTACCGCAAGTACTTGAAAAGAGAGTAGAAGCCACTGAAGCCACCACCGCCCCACAATTTAAAACGTTGTGGGGTTTTTGGGTGCCAGACTTTTGGCAAAAAAACCACAAATAAAAAAACCCAATACCATGCAAGACAAGAGAAGAATAAATTTCGAATTTCACAACGAACGCCTAGAGTTAAACCGTTTCGATATTATTGCGCTCGACAAAT